GGGATGATGATAGCCTGCGGCCTTATCGGTACTGCCCTAGGTATTCGGACATACCGCCAATCAAAGCGTCTCTGAAGGTCAGCCAGAGGGGTCTTTTGCCTATCTCTCAGTACCCTCGTAGAAGATAGCCGCACCCACTTTACGCGGTGTCATTACCCCATTGGTCACTAAAGCCTTTAGGACGGCCTCAGCCTGTTGGCCATCTAAGCCGTATTCGTCCACTAGCTCTTTGATGATAACGCCCCTAGCGGTACACTCCTTAGCCCCAAAGTGGGCGTACTGCTTACCAATCTTTAATAACTCAAACTTGGAGACAGGCGGTGCAACCTCCCAGAGCACTTTGCCGTCCGCGTGGCGCAACTTGAGGGATAGGGTTTCGTGACCGTCTGGCTTACGCATACCTGCCAACTTGCCACGCTTAGTCAGATTGAAGGAGAACTCCGGCAAGTCTTTAGACTCGCGTCGAATGTTAATGATAGCCCTAGCCCAGTTAACCAACTCGGAGGAACCTAGACCGCTATATGACATATCGCTAATAGTCTGGCCGTCCGTTTGCTCCTTCGGCTTGGGCTTACCTTCGTGGTGGATAAAGCAAAGGATAACCCCTGTGTCATTTAGGATAGGCTGGATAAGGTTACGGAGGAAGTTAGAGGCCACCTCCTGTTTAGATACATCGCCACCGATGTAGCTCAGAAGTGGATCGCAAACCACGAACTGAAGTTTATTGCGTACTACAATCTTACGGAGCATCTCGGCAAATGCCGCACCAGTCTTAGAAGTCTCCGTGTAGAACTTTAGGTTTTCGTTAAGCAGTATTCGCTCGTCGGTACTTAGCGACATCGAGCCGATAACTCCCTGTGCTGCGCAAGCAAGGTCACCCTCGTTATTCTCAGCCTGGATAACAGCCGTCCGCAAAGGGTACTTAGTCGGGATACCAAACAACTCGCGTCCCACGGCAAAGGAGCAAGCCATCTGCATAAGGAAGGACGACTTACCTACACCGGACTGACCAGTCACTAGGAGCGACGCACCCTTACACAGCCAGCGTCCGTGTCCAATCACGTGGTCTTTATCATTGTTAATATCAAACTCCATCAACCGATTGACGGATAACTCAGCCGGCAAGTCTTGGCCATCCTTCCAGACAGTCCAAGCCGACCAATCGTGTGCTCCAACATTCAGAGCTAGAACTTTCTGCTCATTCTCTCCACGCATCACCCCGCCTAATCGTGACCATCGTGAAGGGTTCTTGTTCTGTGGATCGGGTTCGTGGTCTGCCAGGAACTCGTAAATCGCATCTCTGCGTCTTTCCCATTCCGACTTGTCTGGTGCATCTACGCGTACCCAAGCGTGTACTGACTTACCGCCAGAATCAATCAATGCCGTGATGGGCAGATTTGACTGGTTGAAAATTGCTACCTGCTCTTCTTTCTTTAACTTATCAAACTCGACTAGGACGTGGCGGTATGCGCTAACCGAAGTGTCAGTACCCGAGAAGTCTTCCGGTGTGAAAGGGTTAATACGCATCCAAGCACCAGCGTCGCTCCCTCTGTAATAAACCTTATCCCCTCCCGATGGCCCAAAGAATCTGTCTAGCCATTCCCGCCTTGTTAAGAAGTTGCCCTTCGACGCAGGGAAGAATCGACCGTCGTTCTCTCCAGCCTCATTGGTAATACAAACCACCTCGTCATCCTTGAACGCAGCCAGAAGTAAGTCGGCAGTAGTCAAAGGTACGGAACCGAAAGCAATCTCTGCTACACGCTTTGGGTCAAATATCATCCGTCCGTTTGTACCAACGGCTCTATTCTGACTGACTAGCCAGCCCTTAGGATTGGTGTGCGGTTTAACGTACGCGTCGTTCAGCTTGTGCTTCAAGTCGCTTTCAGACCAAGGCGGTGAGCAATGCGTACGGTTCCAATCTGATAACAGTTTCCAAGCGTCTGAATAGGGCAGGTCAAAACCGTGTGCCAGGATAGACGCAGCACGATAGGTGGCGGGATGTCCGCCGGCACCACTGATAGCCGTAGGAAGTTTAGATAGGTAGCGACGAGCACCCTCTACGCGATCTGATATAGTCACTTGGATTGTTCCTCGACTGCTTTAATCCGTTCACCAATCCAGCGCATCACGGGGACAGCCATCGAGTTTCCACAAGCTTTGTATCGAGGGCCATCGGGACATTGCTCCTCGGTCTTGCCCTTCCAGGGGATGCGACTCCAATTATCCGGGAAGCCTTGGAGACGTTCGCACTCGACAGGAGTAAGGCGACGGACGGCCATCTGCGTAGAATTGATGATTGGTGTTCCTCGTCCGCATCCATCTTCGCTTGAACGATAGGCAGCTGTTAATGGATGTGAAACATTGCCTGTTGGTGTTACAGGCTCTTGATTAACCAACGGTACATTGCCTCCACCTGTTCCAAACCGAGTAACAACGGTAGGTGCTACATCGTGAGGGCCTGTTTCACGTGAATCGTTAGGATGGTTTTCATAAAGTACACCGTGAACATCAGTTTTTGTTAGCGTGTACATCGGGCCTCCTTCGCTCGCTCCGACTCCTTGTGGGCTAGCGTTATCTCCTCGACCGATGATTGTGCCTTGGATAGCCACAGGCTCCACCACTGCGTGGGTCGTCCGGGTATCTCCGAGATCGAAGTTGTTTAAGGTGTTAGCCTTTCCGTCGGCAACCCAACTCTCGTCGTCGGTCGTAGACTGCGCACGTTTAGACTTACGGAAAGGAGTTGGTACTCCAACCGCGTGAGGGCCTCTTGCTACTAAAGAATCCATCGTCTCGCTTGCCTCGATATGCGGTTCGTACTGAGCGTTGATGCCCTGGTTGAACGCAGCCCGATCTATTACGATTGGTAAGATATGTCCATTGACTGCGCTTTGATGACTTAACTTATTGCCTCCGCACTCAGTATCTAAACTTCCTATAATTTTTGGCACAATTATACCCTCAAAGTTTCCTTTGTCTGGCATACGCTGTTGGCATCCAGCACCATTCTTAGTTAAGGTGCTTGCTGTGTCGTTTCCGTCCCACCAAGGGCCGCCTGTTCCAACGCTTGCTGGAGCATCGGTGGCAACGCCTTTCCTCTTTTTTGCGCCCTTCTCAATATACCCTCGCAAGCCTTCTTCGATAGATAAAACCTCTGCGGGAGCTCGCCAATCTCCAAGACACGCGACAACGAACACTCGACGACGACGCTGGGGTACTCCAAAGTGTTGAGCGTCCAGCACTCGGTAGGCGAACCCATACCCGAGCTCGACCAGCGCCCCGAGGAAGGCACCAAAGTCCCGTCCTCCGCTGCTTGACAGGACACCGGGGACATTTTCCCAAAGGATCCATTTGGGTTTGAGCCTGTCAGCCAATCCAAGAAAGGTGAGTGCGAGGTTACCGCGTGGGTCGGTGAGGCCTTTTCTAAGTCCTGCGACTGAGAAAGATTGGCAAGGTGTGCCTCCGACCAAAAGGTCGATTGCTCCTTGTTCGATTGGCCAGGTGGTGTGTTTGGTGAGGTCTCCATAGTTTGTTGTGTTGGGAAAGCGGTGCTTAAGAATTGCTGAAGGGAATGGTTCAATCTCTGAGAAGCCAACAGGCTCAAAGCCCAAAGGCTCCCAGGCGACTGAGGCTGCTTCCATTCCAGAGCAGACGGATAGATAGCGAATAGGTTTGTTCATAGTTTGTGGTGGCAATGTTGGATAGGAGTAAGTTTCGGGTTGGTCAAGTGTAGATGCTAAATGCACGGCAGTAATTTCATCAATGGCTTCTAGTGAGCAACCACCACGGCTTCCTTTGCAAGTTGTAACTGTTGGTGAAATGATTGGTTTCATTGTGCAAATCCATTGGTCTTGTGCTGCCGCAATAGTAAAGGTTTTGTCCTCGTACCACAAGGCTCCTGCCCCCCCCCCTCCTGCTTTGATTGTACCACCTTTAGATCCATCGTAATGGCCTTGGGTGCGAACCTTAAACGCGTAGGGTTTCATAGTGGCGATACTCTTATCTGCCACCAACCAGCTTCCGTCAACGCTTTTTGTTTATAGCTCCGTAGAAAGGTATGCGCCTTCCATCTTTCATCAATTCGACTTTCGATATAAAGCCTTCCTTGATTCCGGCTCTAAGCATTTCCGTAGCAACGTGCCGGCCAATCTTCCAGTCGGTCTGCCACTCCTGGCGGGTCTTAAACCCTTTAGGTATAGCATCGTCCTTGCAGTAGTACGCGGCTTTAAGCCGAGAGAATAAATCGTCGTTCATTTGTTGAAAGGCATTTCCCAGCGTCCGTTAAACTTGTGAGCCTGTCGCCCGATGTAGTGCTCTCCCTTAATGATGAAGGCCATAAAGCTATTTTGCCAGCGTAGGGTCGATGGGCGTCGCTCCGCGTATTGCAGTTGAGTGTCGCAGGCACACCCGCAGATCCACACCGCCCCGCCACCGCGTCGCTCGAGGTTGTGCTGCTCTGCCCGGTGAAGGTGACCCATTACAAGGCCATGCCCTGGGCCGCTGTTGAACCTGTGCGCCATTTTGAGTATGGCGTCGTTACCATGAAAAAAGCCGTGGGTGAATGTCATCGGGCCGATGTCGACGTAACCCTTTTGCACGGTGTAAGGCTTAACGACCTTGCAACCCGATTGCCGGATGGCCTTTGACATGGCGAGGTCTACATCCTTAAGGGCATCGAGCTTGGTGATACTGTCGGTATTGTACATTGCATCTCTTACGCGCCAATCGTGGTTACCGTTTAAGAAGTGCGTCGGTCTGTACTTGGCTAACCAATCTGCACCTTGCTCAAGGTCGTCCTTAAGTACTGCCCAGGATGCTTCCTTGTCTTGATTAGATACGCCTTTGCGAAGTGCGGCTAAGTCCCAATTATCGCCGAGGTGTACGCGGTGCGTAGGCTTAAAATCTTTGCAGAAGTCTAAGACGGCTTTGAGCGTGTTCTGATCACCGTGGTTGCCGTGGTTGTCGCCCATGACGACGATGCGTGTTTCTTTGTTCATGTTATAAAGTCTCCTTTGAATAAGGAAATGATGATTAAAATAATGGACACAACTATTGCACACCATCCAAAGAAAAATAGTCCGCTAATAATTCTTACTGAAA